GTCCGCAGGGGGTCGGGGGGCACAAAGCCCGGGTGAGAGAGGTTGTTCTTGGCGATCAGCTCATCCGCCCGCCCGGCATCGTCGTACCACTCTGCAGCCAGCACCAACGCCGGAACGGTGTCGCTCGGGGTGCGAGTCACCAGTTTTGAGGCGTGTTGTTGCTGCTGGCGCAGGGAGCTGACCAGCTCGCGGCGCAGATCCCTCATCGCCTGATAGACGCCATCGTCAGTCGTGCGCTCGCTCTCCTTATCGATCGCCGCAATGACGGTCTGGCGGGTATCCTCCAGCTCATCATGGGTCGGCATATCGACAGCCTCTGCTGGCGTTTCCACCACCACGCTATCGAGCGCGGGGGCCCTTGCGGGATTTGAGGTTGGTTGGCTAGGGGGCGGCATCAAGGCCACCGCCTGAGCACTGCTGGCAATCAGATTGACCCTCACCAGTTCGGAGACGCTGTTGACCAGCCGATCGGCCTGCTGTTTGTCCTGTGCTGACGTTGCCCACACGCCAACAGGCCTGGCGGACGGTGTCTGCGAGGCAGCAGCAGTGCGGTTTGACAACGACAACAGGGAGCGAGCGGTAGTGCTGGACCCCTTACCGGCATCCAGCACATCGGCGAGGCGCCGCGAGAAGATCCAGGCGGTAGAGGGGGGCGGCATCAGTACCCCCAGATCCCCCTGCATCAGCCGCATGGCGGCAGACATCTTGCCGTCGGCACTGCCGAGCATATCGGCCACATCACCCAGCAGGGCTGATGCGTGCTCGACGGTGGCCATCGACATCCACTCCGGCAGACCGTCAAGGCCAAAGGCACTGGCAAAGGCGCTCTGTGCCCGGTCAAGCAGGCTGATCGACCGACCCGCCAGCAGCGATGAACCAAGCGGGGTAGAGGCTGGCCACTCATCTTCGCCAGACTCCACAAAGGTGAAGCTGACGACGCACATGCGGCCGTCTTTCTTGCTGTGGCTGATGCGCTGCTTGCCCAGCACCACCACGTTCATTCGCCCGTACCAGGGGCTCACCAGCTCACCGGGGCCAACCTGCTCTAGCGCCGCAATCAGCCGATCCCGCTCAGCGATAAAGTCGGGGCCGATCAGGTAGGCGGTGATGGCGTATTCCCGGGTCTCACGCCCCATGTCCTCTACGCTTGGCGTGTCGCGGCCGGGATACTCATGGATCACGGTGCGGCGACCGACCTGAAGGTCATCACCGTCTACCTTGAATGCCACCCCGCGAAACGAGGCGGCCTGCAAGCGGTCTTTCCAACTCATCCATCGCTACCCCTTCGTTGCATAACGTGAATAACCCACATCCGGCAACATGGACCAGCCAGGAGAGGCCTTGCCCTCGTCAACGCGCAGGTTTTGCGGGGCATTTTCAAAGCGTACAACCATCTCGCCAGCCACTCGGCCGCCACTGGCGTTCGCACCCGCCGCCGGAGATGAAGACGACAGCGGCGAGTTCTTGCCAAGTGGCGAACCACCAAACCAGCTACCAACTGTGTCAACGGCACTACCGAACGCGCCTTTGGCGCCAGAAGCCAATGAACCGGCAGTTTCACTCGCCCATTTGGCCCCATTCATCAGGGGCTCGATGTAGGGCTTGATCTGCGCCCATAAGGAGCGGAAATACCCGATGATGGGGTCCCAGTTCTTGATCAGGATGCCGAGCGGCGAGAAGTTGAAGAATGCAGCCTTGATCAGCTCCCAGGCGTCGAGGCTGACCGCCTTGATGCCTTCCCATGCGTCACTGAAAAAGCCGAGGATGCTGGCCCATGTACGCTGGAACCACGGGCCTATAGTGCCCCAGTTGGCGATAATCAAGCCTGCTGCCATGGCGACACCGCGCAGGATCAAGCCAAGCGGGGTTGCTGTCAGTGCGTTGCCAAAGAATGTCGCAGCGACACCGCAGGCATAAAGCACCAGCTTGAGCGCTGCGAACCCGGCAGCCACCCCCACCACCCCGCGGATCACCTCGGGGTTAGCGGCCGCAAACTCGCTGAATTTCGCCGCCATATCGCCAAGCCAAGTGACCGTGTCTTTCGCCTCCCCCTGGAAGGCGCCGCCAATTGCGGCCAGACCGTTAACGGCGGTACCTGTCATGGCATCCCACAGGTTTTTCAGGGTTCCGAGCTGGGCGCCAACCCGCTGTTGCAGGCTGGCCTGGCGCGCCATCTTCTGCTGGATCTCGTCATAACCTGAGCGCCCCTTGTCGATCAGGGCGTTAACCACCTGCAGGGTTTCCGCGTCATCGCCGAAAATCTGCTTGATGATGGTGGTGCGCTGCTGGCTCGTGAGAGATTGCAACTTGTTAAGCTGGGAAAACAGGTTATCCAGCCCGCCAAATTCGCCCATGCCGTCAGTGAAATCGAGCTTAATCCCCTTACGACTCATCAGGCGGTTAGCAGCGTTGATTTTCTTGCTGTCGAATCCGGCTTGCAGCACCTTGCGAATCGCGTTGCCAGATGCCTCACCAGCCATCCCCATCTGGTCCATCATGATCGCCAGCGGCGCCAGAGACTGCGAGGCCTTGAGGCCATCCTTGTCGATCATCTTCAGCACCGAGCTGGTCTTGCTGAAGAAGCTGAGCATGTTGGTGTCATCCACCCCCATATAGAAGGCTTTCTGGATGGTGTCGAACAGGCTCATCATGTCTTTGGAGGCAGTGCCGGTGGCGTCCTGCATCTTTGCCGCGAACTCGGCGGCGGCGGCGGGCGCCTTGCCAAGCTGCACAGCCAGATAAGCAGTTGCCTCACCAACCCCGCCCAGCACGGTTTCGGCACTCAGACCCTGCCGCTGCAGCATGGTCATCATGTCCTGAAAGTCGGCGGTGGTGCCAGGTAGCTTGTTGCCAAGCCCTACCGCCAGATCATTGATCTTCTTGAATTCGGGGCCGACCGAGCCGGCGGCATCCATCATCGCGACTTTGAGGCCGGTGGCGGCATTCTCTGACTGGGCAAAGGCGGCCAGGCTGCCACCCACGGCGGCAGCCAAACCAGCACCGATGGCGGGCGCCCCTTCACCGGCGCTCTTGAGGTCGCGCTGCCAGACCTTGATGTTTTTGCGGATACCCTTGAGCGCCGGAGACAGCTTGTCTACACCGGTGATCAGGGCTTTCAGTTGAAATTCATTGGCCATAAATCACCCGGATTCTGCTTTGCTCAGTCGCCCACACTGGCGCTCCATCAAGGCCAGCGCGTCAAAGTCATGGTGAAGGAAGGCGATGGGATCGCCCGCCTTCCACCACCGCGCCATATCGAAGTAGCGGTCGAGAATGTCGCGCTCGGTTACCCCTTCAGGAAAAAACCGGCGACATCCCAGGCGGCATTGTTGAGGTCTGCAGGCTCAATCTGCTCAACCGCACTGGCCGGAATGGAGCACAGCTCGCTCAGATAGCCTTTCACCTTTTTCATGTTGATGCTGATCTCCCCATCTGGAGTCATTGTGTAGGGCAGGCCGAGGCGGCAAACCTGCTCACCGGTCGGCTTTTTAAGCTCCAGCTTGGAGACCTGATCGCCATGCGCCTGGATCGGGACGGACAGCGTGATGACTTTATTGCTCATTGATGGAACCCTTCTTTCCCGTTGAATTGCATGTCGGCGGTACCGTCTTCGGGGTTGTGGTTGGCCTCACCCTCAAGCCAGGCGCCTTTCAGCACATACACCTGACCATTCGCCAGTTCGGCGGTGATGGTCATGTCATCGCTTGTGGTGATTTTTTTGAGCGGGAAACTCTTCGGGATCTTGAACGCCGCCTTAATGTAGGGCGCTCGAAAAGTCTCCTTGTAATCAACGCCGCCACCGAGATCCACGATGGACTCCTTGACGTTGGTGTTAAGGGGGATTTCGATCCCCCCGGTAACTGACAGCTGTTCGCCGTCAACCTTGAAATAACAAGTACCTGCGATGCGGCCCATTTATGCTGCCTCCTGATATTGCAGACGGAACTGGTTGAGCAGTGCGAAGACGCGCAGACCGTTGACGTAGTCGGGCGGGAACAAAACGTTGATGCGGGAATCTCCGGCCCGTTCCACAATCAGGTGCTCGGCAAACAGCTCGCTGTTCTCGACCAGACCTTCACGCTCCATCAGCCGGTACTCGCCAATCAGCTCACCTCTGATCACGGCTGGGGTCAGAATCGCTTGACCATCACCGAAGCGGGTACCGTCATTGCCTAGCTTGTGGCGACCGTACTTGCTGGTGACCACACGACGCAGGCGGCGGAGGATGTAGGCAGAGAGGTGCAGTGTTTCGCTATCAAAGTAGGAGTCGTCTGCAGAGCCGTATTTGTTGCGTTGGTACATGGTGCAGGCACGCTCGACCATCATCACGCCAGAGCTGACCGTCTGAGTGGCGATACCACTGGAGAGCAGTACCTGGCGCTCAGAAATGGTGAAGCGCTTGCCAGTCGGTGCCGGTAGCAGGCCGTTGAGCTCTCCGGTTTGAGTCGGTCGCGCCGGGTCGATGCGGATATACACCGCATTGCGAGCGCAGGTCGCGGAAGCCACTTCGTAAGGCGAGACAGCAGCAAGCGGTTCAACATCAGTCATGGTGATGTGCTGGCCGTTGCGGGATCTGCCGAAGGCAGAAAGCTCTGCCATGGTGCCGCGCTTGGCGCTGTAGAGATGGCCGTAGATTTGACGCAACCAAGACCAGCGCCCGGTGGCGTCGTTCATCTCTGCCTCCAGCACATCCAGCGAGCCGCTGTCGTGCCAGGGAGTGGCGATAAAGTCGAACGGCTCATCGCCCATGGCGGCAATGGCAGCGGTCAGGTCGGGAGAGCCGGCGCCACCACTCAGGCATGACTGGACAGGCAGTGCCACGTTGATGCCGTTCGGCAGGGATTCCCCACCCATCACGCCGCGATAGTTGAGCGTGAGGTTGATGTCGTTGCCGGTCAGCCCCTTCCATTTCGCAGTGAGAGTCACCACGCCAGCAGAGACGGAGGCTGTCACCGGCAGACTGGCATCCTTATCAATAGCGGCCTTGATACTTGCTGCCACTACAGTAGGCGCATCAGCTGCAGACACTCCAGCCTGAACGCGCTTGCCCGCGATGTAGAGAGAGACGACACCGGAGGAGATGGCAGTGCCGGTCACCGTGATTGTGGCTGTCGCGGCGGCGCCTGCGCTGGGCTCTGGCACGTCGATCAGCCACAGATCACCGAACGAATCGACATTGCGATAGGCGGCCACCATGGCGGCCAGCTGGCTGCCGGCACCGACCAGACCTGCCGCCTGGGCAGGGTTGGTGATCTGCTGCAGCTGGTTCTTGCCGGTGGTGATGGTTGCCAGGCCATGGCCAAGCACCAGCGCCCGCAGGGTTTCGCTGGCGCTATTGGCCGCCGAGTTGTCCATCTCCGCATAGAACAGCGGCACCCGCAGATCGGCGGGAACATTATTGAAGCTGACGGGCATTATTTTGCTCCCTTCTTGCTGACCTTGACCTGAGGCGCCGCCTCGGCTGTAGGCTCTTGCTCAGACTCCGGCGCTGGTTCCTCCGGAGTTTCGATGACGACATCGCCATCAAGCTGGCGGCGATACCAATACTGGTTGGCGCTCACCTCCCGCCCTTCTGCAGGCAGCAGGTCGCCGCGGTCAGGATCGGGAACCGATCGACCGTCGTTGGGTTTGACGAACATTTATTGCTCCGGATTTATCTGGAATTGGAACTCGATAACACCGTCAGGCCCGCTGCCCGGGTCTATCAAATCGAT